TAGTGCAAAAAAAAGCCACCCTTTCGAGTGGCTTATGCTGATGTCCCCACCAGCTTATTAATCTAAGGGTTACTACGCCCTGAGAATCTAAGGTTAGTTGCAGTTGTTGGTTTTGTCAAGTTAGTCTGATGTATCTTCACTAGGTATTATACCTTGTTGCAAAAGATATGCGTTTACACGACCACCTGTAAATGTATCAGCAGCACGCGCGCTCTGTGCCTTTATATATTCTTTTATTCCATCATCAAGATTTGCTTTTATGCCACTCTGCAAAACACGCTTCTTAGGCTTTGTTAGTAGCATAGCCATGAACTTTGGATCTTGTACTGCTTTAGTTAAAGTATGCTGCAAGTTCATCATTGGCACTTTATCAAACATTTTTTGGAACTGCCTGCTAACTGCACCTGCCATCATAAGAGGTGCGCCCCGACCTCCAACACTTTCTGCACCTACTTGTGAACCTGACCATCTTGCAAGCAAGTTCATAAACCCATCACCATAGGTAACTACTCTGCTCATTTGTGCCGGGTCTTGTACTACTTGCTCAAATTGTTTACTAGAAGGAATAAGAACATCAGTTAAGTTATCAGCTTGTGCCTTTGTAATTAAACCAGTCTTCTTTAAGTTATCTAGGTAGGAATTTTTACCTGTTTTCTTGTTAAGAATATTTTCTAAGTTTGCACCAGAAATTAACTCAAACTCTCCCTCCTTTACTTTAATAGTCTTTTTTGCACTACCTATTAAGTCATCAAAGACTGCATGTTGTAGTGCTTCAAATTCTTTTGGATTTGCACCTCGCCTGCCTGCGTTGACTAAGTCTCTCAATGCAGCCTCTTGATTTAAACTAGTTTTAGCATGTAGGATAGCATCGTGTAGGTTGTTTGGATTGTCAGGAGTACCTTTACCATAAGCTAATCTTGCTGCTACACTTTCTCCTTCGTTTGCTAATATTTTTCCTCTCTTATAAGTCTTTTCTAATATACCAGCAAGTTTTACCTTTTGCTCTACATCAGCGAGGTCTCTTACGAGTCCTACTTCTTTTATTGTCTGTGCATTATCTCTTATAAAATTAGACAAGGCTTTTGGTTCTATTTTACCTGTCTGTAAATTAACTGTTTTAGCAGCAGCATTTTGCATAAACTGCTTTTGCATACGATCCAAGGTGTTAGTCATTTTTGGATTTTCCATTGTCTCAATGCTTCTTTGAGTAGCTCGTTTCATTGCTGCAAAGTTTAATGCACGTTGTGTGTCAGACACTCCTCTACTTGCAGCTTCCAAGGAAACATCCATATCTTTGTCTAGGATGTTTCGTATGGTTGGATTGTTAAACTTTTCATTAAGATCCTTGGAAAACTCACGGGCTACAATTGCAGTATCACCTGTTACTTGCAACAAGTCATCAAGTACAGCATCTGAAAGTTTTTGTAATTTCTTTGCACCACTAAAATCCTTTTGCGCTCGTGCATCTCTAGCAAGTTCTAGGCCTCGACTTCTAGCACGAAATAGTTCTTTTGCTTTAATTGTAAAAGGTTGCTCGAATCCAAGGTTTTTTGCAGTTGCTGCAAATCCACGATTTGATTTTACCTCTGCACTTTTTTTCTTACGCTTCATTAAATCGCGCACCCAACCTTCGAGTGGAGTTTTTACTTTTTCATTCGGTAGCAATTGTCCCTTAAACTCCTTAAATGCACGCATCGTGTTGGTAGTAGTTGCATTAACATTCTTATCAACCTTGCCCCATAATTGTGCTTCTAAAGCTCGTGCTTGTTTTAATTCACCATCAAGAATCTTACGTGATGCTTCACTTGCATTACGTGCATCATCTGAGTTCTTCCCTAGTATTGTTGCAACTGCTGTATCTGCACGCTCTTGTGCCTTATTTAGTCTGTTATCCAGGTTAGCTTTAAATTGATTAATTCTTAGTTTTTGCCCTTCTCGAACAAGTAATGGGTTTGATGATTTACTAAGTTTATTAATAGAAGCATTTAATTCATCAGCAGCTTTTTTAGTTTGAGTTGATATTGCAGTTCTTAATTGCTCATTACCATCTCTTACCAATGTATTTTCTAGTTGTGTTAAAACAGGATTACCTGTTGCTTGTGCAGGAGTTTGTGACCCAATGCCTTCTCTAACAGTAAGTCTCTCTATCCCATCTTCGCCTGTTTCTCTTTTTACAAGTTGATCAACTAAATCCTTTTGATCTTTTTCTAAAAATCCTCCCTCTCTTAATCTTTTTTCAATAATCTTTTTTGCAGCTTGTTCCCTACCTTCTTCTGTAAAGTTGCCTGCTATTTTTTGCCCAACATTTATAGTCCCTCTCAATAATGGTAAAGTTGTTGCCATTGGCGTAAATGTTTCTGCCATCATGCCAAGTGTTTCATTACCTGGATCACTTGCCTCTGCAAGTGCGCGGCCTACTCCTGCTGACGCTGCTCCTACACCTTCAATTGCAGCCATTCTGCCCGGTTGCTTTGCAGTATCCTTCACCATTGTGCTTGCAAGGTTTCGAACAGTCTCTGGTACTGCTCGTGCAGCACCAACGGGAGCAGTATTCGCAGCTAATACTTGTGCCGGATTAACTCTACTTGCAGCACCAAAAAAAGGTGCTGCAAATGTAGCTGTTAAACCTGCTGCCTCTCCACCTCTTGCAATTGGTTGTTGATCTAAAGGCAAATCTTCGTAATTTTCATATCCAATTCCTGTCTTTGCTAAATTTTCTCGAATTGCAGCACCACCCATAAATGGTTTTTCAGATGGAATTATTGCGTCTTCCGGTACGCCAGCAAACTCAAGCCCTGCATCTGCTGCTTTAATAAGAAGATTAGCTAGATCTACAAATCCACCAACTGCACTACCTACAGCAGTATTGAATCCCTGTGCTGGTGCATTAATTAATTCAGTTGTTGTAGAAGGTTGACTCTTTTCACGAAAGTCACGCAAGAGTGCCATGCCACGCTCTCGTGCCTGCCCGGTTGCTTTGCCTTCCTTAATTGCACGAGCAATTGCTTGTGCTTGAGCTTCTGTTTTAATGGCCATGTTACTTTAAGATATCGTCAATTAATTCATCATCTGTTAATTCTTTACCAGATGTTTGATTATTGCCTGTGTTGCCTAGTGATTGCTCAATAATTGCAATTATTCGTGGAGTTGTATTACGAATAGATTGAGCTTTTAGGTAATTTGTAGACCCTGGGTTAATACCAGGCTGGCTTAAAGTTTGTACTGCATTGTTTAAAGAAGCTCTAAGTATTACAGGAAGCTCAATAAGTTTATCTCGTAACATTTCATCACTATCAAATTCACCCGGTAAGAAATCATCAACTTGTTGCTGGGTATAAACATTACCTCGTGCAGAAATTGCACCAACCAGCACGGGTCTTAATTGTGTATTGATTGCCTTTAGTTTAACTTTTTGTGCAGCACGAGTCTTTGGACTGTATTCATCTCCACCAATATCTGGTGAGTCTGCACCAAATTTCCCAAAGACATAGGTAATACTATCTTTTATCAAACCACCAATATCGCCACCTGCTGCGGTATTAGGCATTAAAAGTTCATCGTCTGATACTTTTACACGAGTTTCAGCGTCTGTCCCTTGTATTAATTTAGCTAAGTTTTCTGCTGACTGTTTCGCAGTGTTAAGTTCAGCTTGGATCTTTTCACGATCTGCTTGCATACCTGCTAATCGTTCTTCCTTGATTTCCCTATCTAAAGTTTCATCAGCACGTAACTGATCCATTTCCATTGCATTCTTTTCCATTCTCTGTGCAATTTCACCAACTGCTAATTGCTTTTGCAAAAGTTGCGATTCATACATTGGCACTGCAAATCTATTGTCAGTAATTTGTTTCTTTATGCCTTCCTCTGCACTCTGAATGCCTAATCTATTTTGCTCTATCTTCTGTTGTATTTGGGTTAGTTGGTAGTCATTCTCTGTGCTTTTGCTTACTGAGTTTAGCTTTGTAAGTTCATTGTCAAGTCTAGTTCCCTCTGCACGCAAATCGTTTAAACCTAAAACTTGCGATCTTGCTTGGTTTTCTAGATCCAACTTTAGAAGTTCGTTTTCTTCTTTAGCTAGGTTAAATTTATTTTCAAACTCTTTTCCTTTAATTGTAGCTTCTTTATATCTGTTATCTAAATCCCTAGCTTTCTTAGCAACAAATGGAGCAGATGCTGAATTTATTAATTGGAAATCCCTTGGAGTTGCTTGATCAGTTGTTGCTCTTTTTAATGCCTGTCCAAGCTTTGGATTTGATGTTTCAAGTGCAAGTAAATCTTCTGGACTAAAGTTGGCTAAGTTACCCATTGCAGTATCTTCTTCCTTTTGACGCTTCTCCTTATTAAGCCCATATTGCTTTATCACGCCTCCAATCTGAGAACCTAAATTTGCAAGCATTTGCCCTTGCGCACGCCCAGCTTCAACAATGGGTCGAGTATCGACCTTTGCCAGCGCTGATCCGTAATCCCCTGAAAAGAATGGTTTTGCCATAATATTTATCTCCTTATTTTATCAATTGCCAAATAACCCTGCGTTCCCTAGCAACCCACCACCAAGTGAACCAAGTCCGCTGTACAACCCGGCAGTCTTTGCTGCTTCCGCACCAACCTGTGCATTATACATCGAAGCGGCATTAGCTGCTTGATTCTGTATGTATCCTAACCCAGCCTCTGGGTTCAAGTATTGTGGCCCGGAGTTTAATCCATATCCAGCTTGTCCAAACACAGATTGCCCGGCTTGTAAGCTCTGTCCTCCACCACGTCCAAGCACTGCTTGAAATGGATCAAGTGTTGATTGATCTTCAAGTGCTGCAAGACGGGTTGCGGCATCGATATATCCAAGTGTACCTGACTGTTTTAGTTGTTCGTTTAATCGCTGGGCATCTGCGGTGGTTGCCTGTTGGAACTGACCAGCTTGTTGCTGTTGTGCTTGATTCGCAAGTGCAGCACGCATGTCCACATCTGCCTGCGTCATGTTAACTTGTTGTTGTAATTGTGCTTGCTGTGCTTCCTGCCCCATGCCACGAGTGATGTCACCCTGTTGCAATCCAGCTTCCTGACCAAGCACGGACTGTGCAAATGCTCGGTTCTGCATTCTGCGTGCGTTGTCTTCAGCAACCCGTGCCTCCGCTTCTGCGATACCAGCAGATTGATCAAAGGTACGACCCATCATTGTGGATCTTGCTTTAAATGCTTCTGATATTGCGTCTTGTTCCCTTGATGTCAGACCTTGCCCAAGTGCAGTCTGTGCATCGCTTAGTATATCAGATCGTAATGTTCCATCTTCCAATCCAAGCTGCCTGTTAAATGCAGTGCTTGCACTTAATTTGTTTGGGTCTGCCACCTTGACATTCCCCATACTTGCAAACGTTGAATCCTTTGGAATATCAATTGCCCCTGCTCCCGTTAAATTATCTTTTTGTGACGCAAGTACTTCTTTAGCATCTGCAAGTGCTTCCTGTGTGCCAGGCTTGTAATCCTCCATGATATCCTGGTATGTGCCTGATAACCGGGCAACATCAAGAAGGTCACGCTCCCGTTGACGGGACAAGTTGCCTGCTGCTAGGTCTTCAGTGAATGCAGATAAACCAAGAAATCCACCACCCTCTTCTGCGGATGCAAATCCAGCCTGCCTGCCTGTGTCAGATTGCTCGTAGCTAGTTGGAAGAGTATCACCCTTCGCTTCTCCTTCTCTAGCGTAATGAGCTTCTCCCCACTCTGCTAATGATCTAGTAGGTAACCCTTGTTGCTCACGCTTTGCATTGTCACGTGCAACCTCTGCCATGTATTCAGGATTATTCCGCACATATTGCTCGTAGTCTGGTCTTGCCACAGTTTCCTGCACACCACGTGAGTCACCTAGTATATCAACCATGCCATCACCACTGCGAAAAGTAGGTAGTGTGGTAGTCTCTGTTGTGCCTGCTTTAGATACATCAGTAATTACATTACCTTCTGTGTCCTTGGCAAAGATTGGTTGTGCATCAGTTATTGCGTAAGAGTTTTGGTTTTTATTTAAACCATAACCGTCAAATCCTTCAGACCCCATCATTGTTTTTTGATCAAATCCGGGTATTGATGACCTTTCAGTTTTTATTTTGTCTAAGGTTTCTTGATCAAAGTCAGGATTATTTTCCAAGTTCGATATCAACTGATCTGTTAAATTGGTGAGTGTTGATGAAAGTCTGATCTGTAATGGACCATCGACCAATCTCCCATCTGAAAATTTGTCTAGTGTCTCTGATGTAATAGGCAAATCATCAGATTGATCGATTACATTTCCATTAGCATCCACGAACTCAACTCTTACACGCTGTGCATCAGAAACCACATTGGGATCGCCAGCATTTGGAATTACATTCCCATCTGAGTCTTCAATAACTGTACGAATCTTTGCTTCCCCTGGTTCTGTGTATCCAGATATTGCACGACCTTGATCATCGTATGTGACTTCTTGTGTTTGTCCACCTTCCTCACCACCTAGCAAAGTCCTCCTAAGTATATCCGTGTCTGCCTGTGCAGTTTTCCTACGAATCGATTCTTCGAGTGGAAGCAAAGATTCAAGTGAACCTGTGTCTGCAAAGTCACCTGTACCTGTAAGTAATCCTACCTGTGCCTGAAGTGCTTCTGAAAGTCCTTCGCCATAACTTGGCTGTGCTGGTTGACTAATATTTGTATCTCCACCCATTTTTATTTCCTCCGATTAATTCGATTAAAGTCGTACCATTTTATTGGTTGTTTTTTTAAATGCCTCATCCATCCAACAAAAGATAGTGGATAGGGTATGCGGTTAATGAACTCGGATATTGCATCATCTCCTATTGCTGTTCTGACATACCATGCGTCCGGGCCAACCACACCCCATTGTTCATCTGGATGTTTATCCGAATCTGATCTTACTGCTTTACCAAGCAATAAAGTTTGCGGAGTAATGAACACGTATCCGTATGCTGAATACGATGCAATATCCTTGAACATATCACCATTGATTTGCTCGTAAAACTCTTTAGCTCGTTCCAAAATATTCATGTACTAATTGTCGCTCCTAATGCGACCACTTTCCATGCAGATCCATCGCTTACTGCGACTGTTGCTGCACCTGCGTTTCCATCAGTTACGTATATCATTTGCCCGGCTGGACTAGCGGATGGCACACCACTCACTGCGTATGATTTTAATGTCATTATTGTGCCTGAGATTGTGCCACCTGTAACTGCAATAGCATTGCTTGCCTGTGTGCCTAATGTACCCACACCAAGTGCAGTCCTTGCTGCCCCTGCATTGGCACTTCCTGTGCCTCCATCTGCAATCGCAATGGGTGAGGATAGACCACTAATCGTGCCTCCTGTAATGTTTACATTTCCCTCGTTTATGGTAACAGTTGGTTCACCAAGTTGATTAAGTGACGCAGCATCCACGGAAACGCCTGTGGCAAATGTAAATCCACGGGTAACTGTTGCAGTAATTGCCATCTATGCAACTTCCCTTCTTGCATTTGCCCCAACCCCAATTGCTTCTAATGCAAGATGTCTAAAGCTCGGTCTGCCACTTGTGACATTGATTTCTATGTTTGCGCCATACCCACGGGTACGACCCGTACCAAAGCGGAAGAGTGCTTCTTCTGTGCCGTCTGCTGTGTGACTCAATACTGTGTTGCTTGCATCTGGGTCTAGTGTGTTGACCTTGATGTTAAACGCATCGTTATTGACTGTCTTTGCAGCTACCTGTCCACGTCTCCAACTCTTCACGCTAGTGTCTCCAAATGTAAAGGAACGTGAAATAAGTTTACCTGCAATTGCAGTTGTGCCTGACTCGGATGTACTTCCTATCTTGCGACCAGAATCATCTATGGAGTTTTCTTCCATGAGGTAAAACCCGGTGTCATTACATGCGAATAATCTGCGTCTTGTCGGTGCAGATCCGTGGGAGCAGATTACCCAATCATCCACATGAAATGCTAGACTGCCTGACATTGCCGGATAGGAATCAACACTTGTCCAGGTAGATGTGAGCAGGTTAAATATGAAAATTTTGTTTGGTACTGTCGAACTACCTGTTGGGACTGCAAGATAGTAAGCATTGTCATACACGATTCCGCATGATTTATCTGCTGCTGCAAAGTTAACCTCATCGAATTGATCTTGTATCGGTCTGGTCATGGGTATGGTTTCACCACTAACTTTACTAATAGCTACTCCAAGTCCCTTGGCTGGATCTGTACCTGGTGACAAGACGATGACCCCGTTGTCAGATAGGAAGAATGTTTGTGGGCCAGACTGTGCAATTGATTTACGTGCCACACATCCATGCTGTCTTGTTATCTCGTAAGTATTAGCTGCGCTTACTGTCGCAATATTATTTATCATATGGATGGATGACCTTGTAAACACGATCAACTGATCTTCTTGATAAGGTATGTATCCAATTATTTGCCCATTTGCTGTTCCTCGATTGATTCTAAATTGCGCGTCTGAAGGAGTGAACACATCAGTCGAAAGCAAGTTACTCATTAGCACAGTATAAATAGAATCTGTGGGCTGTGGGATAATTAAACGATTGCGAAAAAATATACCAAAGTCCGTGTTGGGACATTGAACATTACCACCACCTGGGCTTGCATTTGCTTTGACTACAAAGTCATTGCTTACATCTCCATCCCATTCAAGTGGTGTTTTATTTTTACCACGAAACAATATGAGTTTTTCCAATGCCTGTACAAAGCTCGCGCCATCTGCCGTGGCCACAACTTCACTGCCAGGATAATCAATATCGATGCCTGAGTTGTTTGCATCATTCCATAGGATCACTTTATCCTTAGTTGCAACTGCAATGTACTCATTTCCTGTTGCAGGATCTGAGTAAACCGAAGCACAAAATACCATTTCATTCGTGCCATTATAACTAAGTGTTACTGCACCTGCCAAGAAATCGATACCCTTGCGTACCTCGGCAAGGTCACCAATCAAGCGCATATTCTCGCTTGTTTGTACAAAGCCCGGTTCTAAACTTGTTGCTTCTTGGTAACTATCAATACCACGAAATCCACGATCCCCGTCTTGAAGAACTTGGTCATCCAATCTACCTGTTGTACGATAGCGTGCCATTCACTTCTTCTTTATTTCTTGGTAGAGTTTTCTACCCATGTACACGATAGTTATGATACCTGCTATGCATCCAAACAGACTATCTAATGTGGACAGACCAAAGGTTGCGAGCGTGCCACCTATGCCAAACATTGATGCACGATCTATCATTAGAACAGCCAATCCAATATGATTATGCCAACAACAAGTCCTACGAATATGGTGAGCATTTTACCTTTTTTCGACATGTCCAAGAACTTGTCACGTAATATTTCTAAATTTTTCAT